GGTGAATCCATGACGCGCGAAGAATTGATTCAGTACATCGAAGATAATTCTTTGCAGGAAGAACTGGAAAAACGTGTGGAAGAAAAATGGGAAAGTGTCGAGGATTCCATAAGAACAACGCGCAGAAAAAAGTATGCAACACAGCCTGCGGAATGACGCAGAAAGAAAAATCGAAATTCCGTCAGTCAGCAAAGTGGAAAAAGTTTCGTGCGAATCTGAAGAAAAGACGAAAGGTTGACGCGGTAACGAATTTCCCTTTGCGGTCGGGGTGGAATTTACATCATCTGAATCTTGATTCCAGCCGATACACGGATATTTCGGACGAAAAAAATTTCGAGTGTCTGAACAAAAAGACACATGATGTGGTTCATTTTCTTTTCACGTATTACAGAAAGGATTCGGAGATTTTATCCCGATTGAAAAAGATTCTTGACAGAATGAAAAAAATTAACGGAAGCGAATTATGATTAAGTCTATAAGGCTAAAAAATTTTCAGTCTCATGCGGATACCGAGATTGTGTTCGACAAGGGCGTGAACTGCATTGTGGGAAGTTCCAACAACGGAAAATCTGCGGTATTACGCGGACTGTATTGGGCGAGGTATAACAGACCGCTGGGAATTGATACGCTTGCAAGTCATTGGGCGTTGAATGATAAAGGCAATCTAGCCGATGAAATGAGCGTTACTGTTGAGAATGACAACGGAAAATTAACGAGAAAAAGAACCAAAAACGAAAATCAGTATATCGTCAACGGTAAAGTGCTGAACGTGGTAAAATCCGATGTTCCAGACGAGGTAGAATCGTTTTTTAACCTTTCCGAAACGAACATACAGAATCAGCAGGACGCGCCGTTTCTACTGTCTAAATCCAGCGGTGAAGTTGCAAAGTATTTTAACCGTGTAGTGAAACTTGACGTGATAGACAGAGTGCTGACTAATGCGGAAAGCGTTCGGCGGAAGACAAATGCTGAAATTGAAAATACGGAAAAGATAATTTCGCAGGAAACGGAAGAACTTGAAAATTATCAGTGGCTGGATTCGGTTGAGATATTGCTGAATAAGTATGAGCGAGTTTCGGAAAGGCTGGAAACGATTAAAAATAATCTTGAAAAGTTGGAAAAGCAGATTCAGGATTTTAATTCGTTTCGGGCAAAAATAAAGGAATTTGAAAGTGTTTCAGGATTCAGGAATCAAATTTCCGAAATTGAGGTGTTGGGCGAGAAACTGAAAACCTTAACGGAAGAGGGTTCGAGAATCAAAAAATCGGTTGATACGTACAAGAATCAGGCTCAGTATCCCGATTTTACAGTGCAGAAAAAATTAGTTGAACAGATAGATTCGTTTGATTCGGATACAGGTGGAATTGATTCATTGAATGAACAGGTTGAAAAAATGCACTTTCAGAAAAACGAGATTCTGAAAAATGAACGGAAAATAAGCGAATGGAAATTACAGTTGCCGAAAACGTGTCCGCTGTGCGGTGCGCCCATGGAAAAAAGGAGTGTGTGAAAATGATTGAACGACACGGAAAAATACGGAAAGTACTGGACTACATTCGGACGCATAAAAAGGGGATTAGTTCTATGCAGGCGTTCGAGATGTTCGGAGCAACCAGACTTTCGGCGATAATATATGTTTTACGCGAAGAATATGACATTGAAGGCGTTCCTTGCGAGGGCGTGGACAGATACGGAAACAACGTGCGGTTTTTCCGTTATGTTTTTAGGGGAGAAAAATGAAAGCAGTTATAACGGCGGATTGGCACATAAGGGCAACCAGACCGCGTTGCCGATTGGACGGGGACTGGATACAGACGCAGAAAAATGCGCTGAATCAAATCGTGCAGATTGCGAATGACAGAAACTGTCCGATTTTTGCAGTCGGTGATATTTTTCATTCCAATTCGGATACAAGTTTTGAATGCGTGAAAATGGTGCAGGAACTTGCGAAAAAAACAGAACACGGATTGTATATGCTTTGCGGAAATCATGACTTGCAGTATCATAGCAGTCTGAATCTTGACCGTTCGGCGGTAGGTTTGCTTCTTGGGAGCGAAAATATTTTCAAAATTTCAGAATATGAAGATGATGTTTCGGCGAGCAATTTTGATGAAAAAGATAATGCGGACGCAAGAATAATATTCAAACACGTTTTGACGATTCCAAAAGAAAATATTCCGCCGCACGTTGAATGTGAAACGCCCGAAAGTTTGCTGGAAAAGTTTCCGAAATCACAATGGATATTCACAGGCGACTACCACAAGAATTTCCACTATGAAAAAGACGGCAGACACGTTGTAAACAGCGGTTGCCTGTTGCGTCAGGTTAGCGACATGAAAGATTATTCATGCGGAGTATATTTTGTTGACACGGAGGATAATTTTGCCGAGTTCATTCCTATAATAGATAATGAGGGGATTATTGATGATTCGTACATAACGAAAGAGAATGAGCGTGAAAAGCGGATTGAAGATTTTGTTGACAAATTGAAAAATACAAAATCCGTATCGCTGGATTTTCTTGCGAATGTAGAAAATGCGTTGAAGCAGAATGTTTTGAGTGACGATTTGAAAAAAACAGTTGAGGAATTGTTGGAATGCTGAATCGGTATTGCAGGAAAGTAAAGAAAAAGACCGAATGCGTCTTGAAAAAGATGTTCGGGTTGGAAAGTCTTAAAGACGCTTTCAGCGAATTAAAGACGCTTGAATTCAAACTTGAGCACATGACAGGAAAGGAAATTAAAAGCATTGATATGCTGGACGTTCGGAATCATGCTTTCGGCTGTTATTTTCTTGCGAAATATATTACGCTGAAAAAAATAATTGATGTTTATCTGGATTCTACGGAGTTAGAATTTCACGCTGACGATTTGGAGGAATTTGACAATTATGGACGTAAAAAGATTTAACGAAATTAAGGGATTGATTGCACAGGCGGAAATTCAGTCTGCGAAAGCAAAGGGCGTAATTGAAAGCATAGAATCCGAATGGGAAAAGGAATTCGGAACGAGTGACGTTCAGGAAATAGAATCCATTCTGGAAGAGAAAAGGGCGGAATATAAAAAGGCGCAGGAAAGATTAAATGATTTGTATGATAAATTGCTGGAATCTTACGATTGGGAAAGACTTGAAGAGGATTTGCGGTGATGTTCGTTGATTATGATGATGTCAGTGAAATTTCCGAAAAGGAAAAACCTAAAAAAATCACATACAGAGAATTTGATTCGTGCGAACTTGTTCATTTGAATAAATCTTTTGTTGCAGATGATTACGGTGATTTTGACGAAACAAAATATCCGTATTCGCTGAATTTTTATGATTTTGAAGTTTTTATGGGTGACTGGCTTGTCGTTATAATCAATCCTGTCGAAAAAATAAAAAGGATAATCGCGAATGATTCTGTTGCGCTGAAGAATTATTATGAACAGCATAAAGACCAAATTTGGGTGGGATATAATTCGCGGAATTACGATACATATATTTTGAAGGCGATTCTTTTGGGACTGAATCCGAAAAAAGTGAATGATATGATAATTATGCACGGAATGAAAGGCTGGCAGATTAGTGATGATTTCAGGAACATTCAATTTTATAATTTTGACATTGCAACAAGAATTGTCGGATTGAAGCAACTTGAGGGATTCATGGGAAATGACATTCGCGAAACTACAGTCCCGTTTGATTTGAATAGACCGCTGACGAAAAAGGAAATGACTGAAACGGTCAAATATTGTATGCACGATGTGGAACAGACGATAGAAGTGTTCAAATTGCGTGATGATGATTTCAATGCGCATATGGATTTGATTTCCACGTTTGAATTACCGCTGAAAATGATTAGTCTGACACAGGCGCAGTTGACGGCGAATATTATCGGTTGCCGTAAAATCGAATGGAAAGATGAATTTGACATTCAGTTTGTCGATACGCTTAGACTGAAAAAATATAAGTTTGTTCAGGATTGGTTTGAAAATTCCGAAAATATGGATTATAAGAAAAGTTTTGAAACTGAAGTTTGCGGAATACCGCATATTTTCGGCTGGGGAGGTTTGCATGGGTGCGTGCCCGAACCGATACACGTAAAAGGCAGAATCTATCATGTAGACGTTACTAGTTATTATCCCAGCATTATGATTCGGTATGATTTTCTTACGCGGAACTGTAAAGATAAAAAGAAGTTTAAGGAAATATATGATAAACGCGTGGCACTGAAGAAGGCTGGGAAGAAAAAAGAACAGGCACCGTATAAAATAATCTTGAATGGAACATACGGCATTTGCAAGGATAAATTTTCAAGTGCATACGACCCCAGACAGGCGAACAACGTTTGTATCAATGGTCAACTCATGTTGCTGGATTTGCTGGAACATCTTGAGGGTTCAGCGGAAATAATACAGTCAAACACGGACGGAATCATATTACAGGTGGCGGACAACGAAGAATCCGTTCAAAAAATGAAAGATATTTGTCAAGAATGGATTCAGCGGACTGGCATGGGATTGGGATTCGATGAGATAACTGAAATATGGCAAAAAGATGTAAATAATTATATTTTCCGTTTTAACTGTCAAAAAGATGTAAATGAGTTGAAATTTTTGTTGAAAGACGTATATCCAAAACTTGAAAGGAAGGGCGCATACGTCAAGGAATTGAACGAATTGGATTATGATTTGCCGATTGTGAATGAAGCGGTCGTTAAATTTTTAACCGAAAACATTGAACCTGAAGCAACGATAAAGAGTTGCTCCGAATTAAAAAAATTTCAGAAAATTATAAAGGTAAACGGAAGTTATTTGTATGGGTGGCATAACGGCGAATTTCTTACGGATAAAACGTTTCGGGTTTTTGCCAGCAAGGATTCAAAGGATACATATATTGGCAGGTGTAAGACGGTTGGCGGAACGGTTGAGAAATTTGCGAATACGCCAGAAAACTGTTTTGTGCGGAATGAGAATGTGAACGGTGTTGAAGTTCCGAATAAATTGAACAAACGTTGGTATATCAATCTTGCGGAAAAGCGGATTGAAGATTTCGGAATTTCCATGAATAAAAGTTTATTGTTCTAGGTGAGTTTATGGTATTTTTTGACGGCGAATACTTATGTGTTCAGATGACAAATCCGAATTATGAAGTGGTGCTGAAACTTGCGGAAGAATCGGAAAAATTTGAATATCTGAAGGACGCGAATATTTTCTGTTTATCGCCGACAAGAAAAAATGCAAAAATCTTGTTTGAAAACGGATACAAATTCGATGATTCTGCAAGGCATTTTCTCAGGCAGAAAAAGGTCGAATTGCCTGAGAATCTTTATCCGTTTCAAAAAGAGGGTGTGAAGCGCATATTGTCGAATAACGAAAATGTTCTGCTGGCGGACGAAATGGGATTGGGAAAAACATGTCAGGTTTGCACGTATTTAAAAATGAATCCGAATTCGCTCCCTGCGGTAGTTGTCTGTCAGTCGAGTTTAAAACTTAACTGGGAAAGGGAAGTTGAAAAATGGGCGGGATTGAAATGCACGATTCTTGAGGGCAGAAAACCGCAGAAATTTTCAGACAAATATTTTGAAAAGTATCCTGTAGTCATAATCAATTACGATATTCTTGGAACAGAAAATCAGGTTGAAAAACGGAAGGAAGTTGAGCGCAAAAAATTCTGTAGGGAAAACGGAATGCATTATGCGCCGAAAAAACTGAAAGTTGACGGCTGGGTCGATGAACTTGTTTCGCATAAATTCAGGACGATAATTGCAGACGAATGTCAGTATATTTCAGACCCCGACACGATAAGGGCGCGTGCGGTAATACAGTTGTCTGAGATTGAGGGTTCGCGGAAAATATTTATGAGCGGAACGCCTTATGAAACAAAAACAAGTCAATTTTTTACCTGTTTACACATTCTGAATAAGACGTTGTTTCCCAACCGCTGGGCGTATTTAATGCGTTACTGCAATCCGACAAAAACATTTTTTGGCTGGCAGTTCAACGGATTGACTAACGGCGAAGAATTGCACGAAAAAATCAGCAATTTCATGATTCGGAGGTTAAAAAAAGACGTTCTGGAGCAGTTACCGCCGAAGCAGAGAATAATCATTCAAATGCAGGTTACGAGTTCTGAAAGGAAAATATATGATGATGTAGACGCTGAATTTGTTGAGGCATTGAGTAAGGGCGAAAGCAATGCGCTGGTTAAAATATCGCAGTTGAAGAGGGCGAGTTTCGAGACGAAGAAAAACGCGGTTCTTCAGTGGATAAAGGATTATTTGTCCGTCAATGACAAACTTGTAGTTTTCGTTTATCATAAGGATTCGTTTGAGTTTCTGCTGGATAATTTTGAGGATATTTCGGTGGGAATAAACGGCGAAACTTCGATAGAAAAAAGACAGAAAAACATTGACAGGTTTCAGAATGACGAAAAAATAAAACTGTTTGTCGGTCAGATTAAGGCGTGTGGTGCAGGAATAACCTTGACTGCAAGTAAGGCAACGTGTTTCATTGAGTTCGGTCAGACGGTGGTTCAGCACGAACAGGCGGAAGACAGGGTTCACAGAATCGGTCAGAAAGCAGATTCGATTCAGGCGTATTATTTGATTCTTGAGGATAGTATTGATAACACGATTATGGAGATACTGAACGACCGCAACCGTGGAATTAAGCAGGTACTGAACAACGAGAGTGATGTGGAAATGTTCAGCGATATGAACAAAGAAATTTTCAAAAAATATAAGGAAAGGAAAAGAATTAAAAAATGAATCCTATAATAATGGTAAGAGGGTGTTTGCAGATTTTGAAAAGGTTCGCTTGTGATTGGGCGTGCCTTTTAATTTGGACTTAATCTGCAAATGCTTTTTTTTAATATGAATTTTGAAAAATTATTCGATGATTACAAGGTAGAATATTCTCTGAAGGTAAATCGTGGGTGGGTAAATACAAGGTGCGTTTTTTGCGGAGGAAGCAGTTTCAAACTTGGATTTAATCCGTCTGATGATTACTGTACCTGTTTTGCGTGCGGAGGGCACGGACTGAATGACGCGCTGGGCAGGGTTCTTGGCGTGCGGAAAGAAAATTTAAAGTCAATACTTCGGGGTTATGAGGGAAGCACGATTGTTCGACGTGAATTGAACAAAAAAAGTAAAATTCAGCGTCTGGAATTGCCGTCCGATGATTTTACTTCCGCTGAAAGAAAATATCTTGAAAAAAGGAATTTTAACGCCGATTATCTTCATCATGTTTATGGTGTTGTAGGTGGCGGAATTGTGGGAAAATGGAAGTATAGGATAATCATTCCGATTATGCTGAATGGAAAAGTGGTGAGTTGGACGGCAAGAAGCATTTTAAGTAAAAAAGAATTGACCGAACTTGAAATTCCACGATATAAGAATTTATCAGTAGATGATTCGGTGGTTGACCCGAAAAGCATGCTGTTCAATCTGGATAACTGTAAGGGTGATTCGGTGATTCTTACGGAGGGTGCGTTCGATGTAATGCGTTTCGGGGCGGATTGTGTGTGCAGTTTCGGAACTGAATTGTCACAGACACAGGTGGGAATTATTGCCGATAGATTTTCCAAGGTGTTCATAATTTTCGATAACGAACCTGAAGCGCAGAAAAAAGCAAGGAAATTCGGAATGCAACTTTCTGCCATGGGAGTTGAAGTTGAAGTTGTTGACGCATATTCGGAATTTGGCGTGAATGACGGCGCGGAACTGAATGAAGCGCAAGTGAAAAAAATAAAAAAAGAATTGGGATTGTGGAGGAACTGAATGCTGTTTGAGTTTGACAATGAATGTTATGCAGAAAGTTATAAATCGAATTATAACTACGGACTGCCATACAGGGGAAGCAAGAATTCCATTGCGGAGCAAATCGTTGATTTTCTTCCCCCTGCGGAGAATTTCTACGATTTGTTTGCTGGCGGTGGTGCGGTTACGCATTGCGCCCTGACTAAGAATAAATACAAAAATTACTTCATGAACGACCTTGACCCCCAGCCGATAGAATTGTTCCGCTCGGCGGTTAATGGTGAATTCAGAAATGAAAAAAGATGGATTAGTCGGGAGGATTTTTTCCGCCTGAAGGATTCCGAACCATACGTGGCGTACTGCTGGAGTTTCGGGAATAACGGACGAAATTATTTGTACGGAAAAACCATAGAGCCGTACAAAAAATCCTGTCACTATGCAGTAGTTTTTGATGATTGGGAACTGTTCGGGGAAATGTGCCCTGAAGTAGCGGACACGGCGAAAAAGGCACTTGAGGGCGTTACGGACACGAAACTCAGGCGGTTGTGGTTCAGTGCTTCGATAGTGCGGAAACTGAACGAACTTAATGACGCGGATTTGATTCAGGGCAATCCGCTCTACAAAAGTTGCAAGCGAAACAAATCCCAAAGTCTGGAACGTCTGGAAAGTCTGGAACGTCTGGAACGTCTGCAAAGTCTGGAAAGTCTGGAACGTCTGGAACGTCTGCAAAGTCTGGAAAGTCTGCAAAGTCTGAATTTTTCGGTAAAATCCTATGACGAAATCGAGATAAAGAAGAACAGCGTTATATACTGCGACATTCCGTATAAGGGGACGGAAAGATACAAGGCAGGAAAATTCGATTACGAGAAATTTTACGAATGGTGCGGACGGCAGAGTGAACTTGTAGTCATATCCGAGTATGGTATGGCGAGTGATAAATTTTGTTGCATAAAGGAAATGGAAAAATTGTCGACCATTAACTCTAAATTTACGTATAAGGTTGTCGAAAGGTTGTTCGTGCCGATAATTCAGAGGGAAATGTGGAAAAACAATAGTAGCAACTTGTTTGAAATTTAACTAAAAAAAATACTTGACAAAAAAAATAATTATGATATGATAAAAGCATGGAGGCATGGAATGGAAAAGATGACAGAAAAAAAAGCGTTCAGACGGTTGTCTGGGGCGAAGTTCTGGTGGAACAAATTGTGCAAAAAAAAGTACCGTTTTTATGGTACTGCCGATGAGTTCAAGTATTTGTACTTGGAAAATGTGCTTAATTTCGGCACGTTTGAAATGCCGTCATATTGCGCCAAGGACGGTTGTCCGCATTTATATTGACACTTAATCCCCCCTTGAAAAAAAAAGGTGGGGGATTATATTATTTTTTTAGGAGGAAAAAATTGATACAGGCGTTGCATTTGTTCGGATATTTGCCGAATTGGCTTGAACTTTCCATGAATATCTGCACACAGCGGTGTGATTACTGCTATGCGAAGACATGGAAAAAGAATCAGGAACCATTGGACAAGGTGGTCAATGATATTTTGCGGAAAAAACAGCAGAAGGAGGGATTGATTCCTTTTCTGTTGCAGAAAGGATTTCCGATTTCGATGTCAAACAGAACTGACATTTTAGCCGCCCCCGACTGGAGGGAAAGGCTCAGCGCAATCAAGAAAATAGGGAATCCGATATATCTTGAAACGAAACTGAACAAGGATTACAGGGATTTGCTGGAAATTCTTGACCCCGAAACAGATGAGATATATCAGACTGTGACGGGATATAATAATCTGCACGAGGAGCATAATCTGCTTTCGGCGGAAGAAAAGATTGAGGCGGCGAAATGGCTGAATGAAAAGGGATTCAAGCACACGCTGGCAATAAATCCCTATCTTCCCGATAAAGTAACCGTTGACGAAATAAAAAAGATGATTGATTATGTTAATCCTTGGGGTGTGGTAATGCGCGATTACCATAAAACCACAAAATCCATAGACAAGCATCTGTTCATGGACGAATTTCCTGAAGAAGAATGTGATGTTGCAAGGGAAGAAGTAAGGAAGCATTGCAGGGAAAAGAAAATTCTGCATGATATTGACGGGTTCGAGCGGAAGCCGTATCGTGAACTGAATCTGCGCATGGCGGAAAATGAGCATATGTGTGGTGGTATGAGTTTCGTGTGGCAGGAATTTTTAATCGCCATACAGGAACAGTTTGAAAAGGAAGATGACATTGTAGCGGTTTATTTCGATGATTTGCTTGATTTCTACAAAAAGCAGATTGAATTCTTCAGGGACTGTATTTTCAGGAGTTCAGACTATATGCCGACCGCTGGAAAATCAAATTTCAAGTGGGAGCATTCCAGATTCGGGATTGTTGAATTCCTCAGGGGAATGTGGAATCAGAATAAACTTTATTCGATATTTGACCACTTCAAGGAAAAAGATGATATTGGTAATATGATTTACGGAAGATATGCAAAGGGGTTTGCACGTTTTCTCGATAAGTGATTACTTTCGATTGGTTATTGGTTGAAGTAAATTTTAAATTTTGTAAAGGAGTAAAAAATGGAATTTACTTATAAAACAGTATTGCAGGGCGGTGCCAGCGGTGACGGAAGTTTGCTTTCTGAATCTGCAAGAATTGCCGCGCGTGTAAGACGATACGGAGATTAGCCGTATATGCTCATCAAGATAACGGATATTAAACCGTCCCCATACAATCCGAAACAGCCTCTCACGAAGAAGCAGTATGAAGCGTTGAAAAGAAACGTGGAAAAATATGGTTTTCAGCGTGATTTGCTCGTCTGTAAGGATTTCAATAACGGTGGGGAGGGTTATATTTGCCTTGATGGGCATACGGCGATTGAACTGTTGAGGGATTTAGGGCGTGAAGAAGTTGACTGCAAGGTAGTTGATAACGTAAAGGACAGGCGGACGCTGACGGAATTTATAACGGGATATGCGATAAGTAAAAAACCCCTCATAAATGAGATGTATAAGGAATTGGGAAGTGATTTTGAAGAACTGTTCGGAAAGTCAGTTACGTTCATTGAGGGCTATAAACAACCCGATTTTGACGAAATAAAGAATCAGAAAATGGAAGTTGAACAGACTTCGTATTTTCTCACGTTGCCCAGCGACTGTGTGAAGAAGTTGAAAAACCTCTGTAAGACTAAAGCGTATAAAACAGACCGATACAAGGCTATAGCCGATAAAATAGATTCAGTAGAAGAAGAAAAGTTTCTGGAAAAACTGTTTGAATCCCTGTTTCTTGAGTAGATAAAAACGTGTATTTTTCCATGAATTTTTAGTGAAAATTCGCTAAAAACGTGTGTAATATCTCTTTATTTTTTAATTTTTTGTCGTTAAAATGCTCAAAATAGTATGATTTTGTTATAATATTTTGCGGAGGAATTTGTTGTGAAAAAATTTTGTAACACAGAGAAAATAACGAAAAAAAAGATGTTGAATGCAATACATGGAAGTCATGGGATAATGGCGGTAATAGCAGAGCGAGCAAATTGTACTACGATGACTGTATGGCGGAAGTTGAAGCAGTATCCTGAATTGCAGAAAGTACTCGAAAAAGAAAAGGAAATGGTGCGTGCTACAATGAATGATATGGCGGACGGCGTTATATTCAAGGCGTTGCAGGACGATGACAGAAAGGTTGCAATGTGGGTAAAGGAAAGGTTGGGAGCAAACGAGGGATACAATCCTGCGGTTAAACTTGAGACTGAAAAGAGCGGCGGAGGATTGCATATTGTCGTGCATAAAAGCAAGGAACTTGAAACCGATAATGAGTGAATCCGAATTAGAAACGCCTGATTATGAACTCCCCGATTTTGACGTTTTTATGCGTGATTATGTGGGTGTTCAGAATGACACCGAAAATAAATATTTGCAATTTATAAAGTCGCGCAAAAGGTATTTGGTCTGTAAGGGTAGCCGTGGAAGCAAGAAGTCGTGCACTACCGCGTTAAAAATCATTTATTTGATGATGTATTATTTTTTCGCGTATGGACTGAAACCGAATGTGCTGGTGATTCGGCGGTACATGAATACGAACTGGAACAGTACGCGTGCGCAGTTGATTTGGGCAATCGAAAAACTTGGGTGTAAGAAGTTGTGGGCAATTCCGAAAGGTTCGCATACTATGACTTTTCTTCCGCAGAGTATCGCCAAAGATGAGATTTACAGCGGACAGCAGATATTGTTCCGCGGACTGGACGACCCTCAGTCGATAACTTCGATTACTGTTGCGGACGGTTATTTATGCTGGGTATGGTTCGAGGAAGCATATCAGATTAGCAGTGAAGATGATTTTAACATGATTGATACGTCGATTCGCGGACACTTGCCCGACCAACTTTATAATCAGTTTATTCTTACGTTCAATCCGTGGAGCGACAAGCATTGGCTGAAGAAAAGGTTTTTTGATGAATCTGATGAAAACACGTTTGCGATAACTACGAATTACAAGATAAATGAATTTCTTTCAGAATCCGATAATCAGATATATGAGATAATGGCAAAAAAGAATCCGCGCCGATACAGAATCGAGGGGTTGGGTGAATGGGGAATTGCCGAGGGGTTGATATATGAGAATTGGAAGCAGGAAGAATTCAGCGTTGATGATGTAATCAAGCAGAATCTGAAAGTTAAGGACAATCGGGGGTTGCCGAATCTTGTTTCCTGCAACGGAATAGACTTCGGATATAACGACCCGACCGCTTTTGTTGGTGCGTATGCGGATAAAAAGAATTACAAAATTTATGTGTATTATGAATATTACGAACGCGAAATGGAAAACCGAAAAATAGCCAATGCACTCATAACGGCAGGATTCGGAAGCAGTCTGATTCTTGCGGACAGTGAAGACCCCCGAACAATAAACGAACTGAAGTTGCTGGGACTACACGGAATAAGGGGAGCAAGGAAAGGTGCAGGAAGCGTGCTGGGCGGAATACAGCGGTTGCAGGATTATGAGATAATCGTTCACCCGAGGTGCGTTCACACAATCGAGGCACTTTCCAATTACGCATGGAAAAAAGACAGGTTGAGCGACAAAATAACGAACGAACCAGAGCATGACTTTTCGCACATTCCCGACGCGCTGAGGTATGGGACGGAATCACTTCCGCGCTTTGGAATTCAGGTGTAAAACTTCATAAGGCAGGGAATTTTGACCCTGTCTTTTTTGTTTCAAATTCTTCCATATAAGGCTAACTCAAAAAAAAATAAAAAAAATATTAAAAAAAGTACTTGACAAAAAAAATAAAT